GGAAATGCCGGAGATCCGGAGATGAACCTGGAACCACTGATTGAGGCGCGGGCCGAGAAGGTAGCCGAGCGCATAGGGACGCGGGCTTTGCGAGAAGCAGGGGCCGCGGTTGCTGACCGTGGATCGGGCGGCGGAATACCTGGGCCGGCTCACGCCGGGGGCTATCAGGAGCATGAAAGGAGAAATCACATGGAACTGAAGTTTGGCGAGCCGTTCAACCCTTACGGGACATCAATCGGCCTTTTCGTCAGCTATGAGATAGTCCGCTGCCGGGACCTGTCAGCCAGCGCCAAGTTCCTGTATGGGCACTACATGCGCCGGGCCGGGAAAGACGGGCGATGCTTCCCTTCCATTGAGGACTGCGCCGAACACCTTGGGCAGACGCCAAAGCAGATAAAGAAAGTTGCCAAGGAGCTAGAGGACTTCGGCCTAATCCGCCGCATTCCGCGGTTCTTTGAGAGCGGCGCTCAGACAACCTCAAGAATAGAGTTTTTGTTCCATCCGATACTGGCTCCGGCCCTGCCGGAATACGACCAGACGCAGGACGCTGACCTAGTGGGGGGGGCTCCGATTGGCACCCCTCTAGGGTCCCCCACAGAGGGATTGGGGAGTCCCCTGGCAGGGGACCCCCGAGGGTCCCCCAGTAGGGGACCCATAAGACATACAAGAGTTAAGAACAAAACAAACACAGAGCGCGAGAGCCAGAAGGGACCCCCCTCTAAGTTATCGAACGGTAGTTTGCCTTCGGTTGACTACGAACGCTTGGGGCTGGATGAGGTGGTAGACCGTCTTTGCTCTCGGCACCCGAAGAAGGGGGACCGTACCCTAGCAGAGCACGCGTTCACGGAAGTTTGCAGTGTAGCAGACGACCCCGCCGCCCGCGGCGCCGCCGTAGAGGCCGCCCACCGGGCATGGTGCGAGTACTGGCGCGAACAGGGAACTGAGGTCAGGTACGTTCCCAAGCTCTCGGAATGGCTACGAGCCGGCGGCTGGCGGGATATGCCGGAATCCGAAGCGGAGCCGGAGCCTACCAAGTACTTCAACCTGGAGGAACACCTGGAGAAGCTATGAAACGCAATCCCAAAATTACCGATGCCAGTAAATTTTGTAAGGTTTACGGTGCCCGTGCAGTAATCATCGTGGCCCTGGACGCAAATACGGTAGCCGGAGCTTCCTACGGTGAGACGAAAGCGGAGTGCAAGATGGCAGCGCAAACGCTGGATCGGATCATCGATGCTCTGGTGGACGGAACAATCCCGGTCTGGGGTGGATCTGCGCCTGCTCCCATGGTCCAGGACTTCGGGGAACTCTAAGGGCTACCATGATCCTCGCCAAAGCACCGCAGAAACCAGACCGCAGCGCCGGCGCCGACCCGCGCCGGGGCCGAAACGGCCACCCGCTGGAGCGCGAGCATACGTGTTCTTTTGCGCCAGGATCGCGCCAGACGAGTTTTACCGGGCAGGGTGGTATCCAACAGCCACCGGGGAATTTTGATGGCCTTGTAGGCGATTCTGGCGCGAAGTGTCCCGCCTGCACATGGGCGCGGTGGTCCCGCGAGGGATTATGACGCCAGAAATGAGCAGAATATTGCACGAACAGGCGATGGCGCGGGATCTGCTGCTCGACGGTCACCAGGACCAGCGAGGGCTAAAACAGTGCGTCGAGGATTGGGTCATGGAGGAAGTCATCGAAACGACTATGCCGAAGAAAAAAACAGGCACCAAATCGGCCTATGCTGATTTTCTCATCAAGAAGCGGAGACTGCATTCCAACAACGGATTCGTGGTTAATCCATCCCACTTGCCGGCCGCGTTGTTTCCGTTTCAGCGGCACATCGTTGCATGGGCGCTGCGGCTCGGACGCGCTAACATCTTTGCCGATTGCGGACTCGGTAAGACACTCATGCAACTGGCATGGTCTGCGGCGGTTCACGAGCACGGCGGCGGCTCTGTCCTGATTCTCGCGCCTCTGGCCGTGGCCCAACAGACGGCCCGCGAGGGTCTTCGATTCGGGCTCCCGGCGAACATCTGCCGGTCACAGCAGGACGTGAAACCAGGAATCAATATCACAAACTACGAAATGCTCCACGCCTTTGACTGCGCTCAGTTTACCGGAGTCGTCCTGGATGAGTCGTCCATTCTGAAGTCCTACACCGGGCAGATACGCAATCAGATCATAGAGGCATTCGCTCGGACAAAGTACAAGCTCGCCTGTACGGCTACTCCGTCCCCTAACGATTTCATGGAGCTAGGAAATCACTTGGAATTTCTCGGCACAATGACCAGGACGGCCATGCTTGCCACTTACTTCAACCACGACGGCGGCGAAACTTCGAAGTGGAAAATCAAAGGCCATGCAGAGAAGCCCTTTTGGGATTTTATCGCGTCATGCTCCGTGATGCTTCGTAACCCATCTGATCTCGGATTCTCCGATGATGGCTACGTCCTGCCGCAATTGAAGCGCCATTATCATGTCGTCAGTACCGAGGCTCAGAGTGGATTTCTTTTCCCTGTCGAAGCCGGGGACCTATCAGAGCGCCGTGAATCAAGGCGTATCAGCATCCCGGAGCGCGTCGAGCGCGGCTCTGAGATGGTGAACAAATCGCCGGAACAATGGCTCATATGGGGCGATTTGAACGCGGAAACAGAATCCATCTCGGACGCAATACCGGATGCCGTTGAAGTCGCTGGGGCGCATAGTAACCAGCACAAAGAAAAGCACCTGCTCGGATTCGCGGATGGTGATCCGCGGGTACTGGCGACAAAGGGCAAGATTGCAGGATTCGGGATGAACTGGCAGAACTGCCACAACATGCTGCGGATGGGGCTGTCAGATTCCCATGAACTGATGTATCAGGAGGAGCGCCGTTGCTGGCGCTTCGGCCAGGAACATGACGTCCATTGGCACTGTTTTGTCAGTGACCGCGATGGAGCCGTGATTCGAAACGTGGAACGCAAGCGCAACCAAGCGGCCGAGATGGCCGCAGAAATGATCGAAGCCATGAGGAGGGCACATGAATAAACTTTGGGAAGTTGTAAACGGATGCTGTGTAGAGGTCCTGAGCGGGACGCCTGATGAGTGGGTTGATTACTCAATCTTCAGTCCTCCATTCTCGTCTCTCTACGTCTACAGCAACGATGACCGTGACATGGGGAACTGCATGACGGACGATGAATTCTTCGCTCATTTTGATTTTCTCATCCATGAACTTTATCGAGTGACCAAACCGGGCCGCTTGCTATCGTTTCACTGCATGAACCTGCCGCGATCCAAAGAGCGCGACGGCGTTATCGGATTGAAGGATTTTCGCGGTCAATTGATCGCAGCATTCGAGAAACACGGATGGGTCTTCCATTCCGAGGTCTGCATCTGGAAAGATCCGGTCACAGCGATGCAGCGCACCAAGGCAATCGGCCTGCTCTATAAACAGTTGTGCAAGGATTCATCACTCTCCAGGCAGGGGATACCGGACTATCTCGTCACCATGCGGAAGCCTGGAGACAACAAGGACCCCATCCGCAAGGTAAATGCGCTTAAGCTCCCCGCAGGCGATGACAGGTTGAAGAACGGATTTCCTCTCTCCACATGGCAGCAGTGGGCATCTCCTGTCTGGATGGACATCGACCCCGGCGAGACACTGCAATACACACACGCCAGGAGCGACAAGGACGAACGGCACATCTGCCCGTTGCAATTGGGCGTTATCCGGCGCGGGATTGGGCTTTGGAGCAATCCTGGAGACTTGGTGCTCTCGCCATTCGCCGGGATCGGCAGTGAAGGATTCGAGGCAGTCAAGATGGGACGCCGTTTCTTCGGAATAGAACTGAAGAAAGAGTACCACGAATGGGCCATCCGCAATCTGCAATCCGCCGAAGTGCTGATGACGCAGCAATCCCTGTTCCAAGAAGCACATAAGGGCGATGAGTGAAATAGTCCTGCGCTCCGGCCTTCCCTCCGATACCACCACGGAAGACCTGGTGCTTGCCGCCATGTTCAGCGACGCCGAGGCGGCACAGCAGGCGCTAGACGCCCTTACCTCAGACGATTTCACCGTAGAGCGCAGCCGGCTTATCTTTGCCGCCGCGCAGGAAGTACAAAACACCAAGGGCGCGATAGACCGCCACACGGTAACCATGCAACTGCATGACTCCGGGCAGCTTGCCAAGGTAGGAGGTATGGCTACCATGGTGGGCCTGGGCGACTCCCTGCCGCGCGTGTTCGACTTTGACTCCTACCTGGAGCGCCTACAGACCAAGACCACGCTACGCCGCGCTATACGCGCCGCTAACCGGCTGATTGTCGAGTGCTGCCAGCAGGGTGCCGGCGTCGAGGCTGTCCGCGAGGCCGAGGAGTTGCTACGTAAGATCCTGGCCCCGGACGGCGGCAAGCGCCCGGAGAACTTCGAGAAGTTCCTCGAGGCCACCGGCGGCCTGGACCGTCTGATAGGCTCAACTGCAGACGATGGCATGATCCCGTCCCCATGGCCTATGCTGAACGAGATCATCGGCGGCGGCTTCCGGCCAGGGCAAAAGGTCATCATCGCCGCCCGGCCCGGCGAGGGCAAGACGGTTGCCGGAGCGCAGATAGCCGTTACCGCCGCGCGCCGCGGCACAGGCTCCGTGCTGTTCAGTCTGGAAATGGGCAAGGAGGAGATCTGGAAGCGGGTACTGTGCAACGAATCGCAGACGCATTTTGGGCGCCTGGTTCACGGCCGTATCGATGAGACGGAGCGGAAGCATATCGCCCGCGCCGCCTCGCGGATGGCCGAGTTTCCGATGTTCGTCGACGATGCCAGCGGCCGCACGATCCGCAGCATGACGACCAGCCTTCGCAAGCACAAGGCGCAACACGGCCTGGGATTGGTGGTGGTGGACTATCTGCAACTGATGGAAGTATCAGGACGCAAGGATAACCGCGTTCAGGAAGTCACGGAACTATCGCGTCAGCTTAAACTTGCTGCTAAAGAGTTCAAGGTTCCCTTTATAGTACTTGCACAGCTCAACCGGGCCATGGAAAAAGACGGCCGGAAGCCGCAGTTATCGGACCTGCGCGAGTCCGGGTCCATCGAGCAGGACGCCGACGTGGTGCTTATGCTGTACCGGGATCAGAAGGAAAAGGCGGCGGCGATAGAGGAGCGGCGGCCGTCGAAGATGGAAATGCTGATCCGCAAGCAGCGCAACGGCCCTACCGGGGTGGTGCAGATTCTGTTCGATCCCCGGCTGATGCAGATTGGAAGTGGAGAATGAGCCTACCAAAACCCTACTTTGAGGAAGACGGCATTGTGATCTACAACGCTGATTGCAGGGAGGTTCTGCCGTACCTGCCGAAGGTGGATCTGGTATTTACGAGTCCTCCGTACAACTTGGGCGGCGCTCCCTGGCCCCATCTCGGAAACTGGAAGCCGGCTCGCTATCGCGGCGAGCTTGCCGAAGAACGGGCGTTCCGCAGCCGGCGCCGGCGCATCAAACGCGCTATCCCGGCTCGAGCCATGGTGGAGGCGGCATCTGAGCGGAACGGCGGACTAGGTCCTATTCGTTCCGCTCTGTGCGGGTGGCTCGGGCACGGGTTTCTTAGGGCTTTATTGCACCAAACACGCGAAGACACACGGTAACTACGAAGAGGAGATAACATGAAACACAAAGAGAAGCCTGATCGACGATACGAAAAGCCTAGTTATGATCCCGACTGGACGGACTCGCGCCGCGCACCAGGAGGACAGTCAAAACTCCAAGGGCGGCTCAACGACGGGTTCCAAATGATGTTTTACGGGGACGAGGACCCGAATGACATGTCCGATGAGGAACTGAGAGACAGACACTTGCGAAGGGAGGTCGATGCAATACATGAGAAGCGCCACACGTAAGAAGATCGGCAAGAACCCGGCCTACCTTGCCTTTATCCGCACCCTATGCGGCGGCGAAATACGCAGTCGAACACTGGCACTACTCGCAACGAATGCCTGTCGGCAAGATGGTAAAGATTGGCGTGTGGGAGCGTGAGCAGTTCATTGGCTGCGTTGTGTTCGGGCGTGGAGCGAACAATTGGATCGGGCGGGAGTTCTGTCTCAAGCAGACTGAGGCATGCGAATTGGTCCGGGTCGCGCTCAAGAGTCACACAACTCCGGTATCAAAGAATTGTCTCCTTGTCGATCAAGATGTTGAGCAAGGCATGCCCAGGTTTGCGTATCATCGTGTCATATGCAGATCCGGCGCACGGTCACAACGGTGCCGATATACCAAGCAGGGAACTGGATCTACGCCGGGCTCTCCCAGGGGTCCACAGAGTTCTTTTTGTGGTGGAAGATGGAAGCATAACAGGGAGGTGACATCTGGAGCGTTCGGCAAACAACGAGCTGTCAAAAACTATCGCGATCTGCCGGCACGTTCAACATGCGGCAAGCACAAGTATCTGATGCCGCTCGATGCAGGTATTCGCCTGAGCGTCCTTCCATTGAGCAAGCCCTACCCTAAGCGCGTAGCAAGTGACACCGACGACAGGTAGTGTCTGAAATGTGCGTTGACTGAAAACAGCGAACGCTTGCTTCTGATCCGATCCGGCTTCATGATGGAAGTATGCCAACCGAACGCCAGTCAGTTGACAGTTTTAAGCATTGAAAATGCAGGAGTTCTTGTGCTAGTGTAGTGACTGATAGTAGTGCGGGCGGCGGGTCTTGCACCCGCAAGCGCCAATGACAGCGCGCCGATTTTAAAGATCGGTGTGTTTGCTTTTTCACCACGCCCGCGTAAGGATAGTGAGGCCCAGGTCGGATTCGAACCGACGGCTCGTAACCTTGCAGGGGTACGCCGTTGACCGCTTCGGCACTGGGCCGCAATTTGAGCCGGAAGCGTATTGCTTCCGGCTTTTCCTTCGTATTCTTCTGACCAACTTCGGATCGAGTCTGCCGCAGACACTTCCAAATTGGCAACCTGGGGCTGGGCTGAATCTTCACCGGAAAGCAGTTTGTCAAGTGCCGCCTCTTGGGACCGTAGTTCGGCCTTCAGCTTTC